AAGATCCCAATTGGGAATATGGTAACACTAACAACAGCCTACGTGCAGCCATCACAGACTATGTTCGCATGCGACTAGGTGATGGCATAGTTGATGTTGAACTGGACAAAGAACATTATGAAATGGGAATTACACAGGCCCTGATCAAGTATCGTCAGCGTGCCGGCAACTCAGTGGAGGAAAGTTATGCACATCTCCAACTCATGCCAGAGACACAAGAATATATCCTGCCCAAAGAAGTACAGACCATTCGTGCTGTGTATCGACGCGGCATCGGATCAGTGTCGGGCACCACTGCCAGCCAGTTTGAACCATTTGCATCGGGTTATTTAAACACCTACATGCTAGTGGCCGGACGTGTGGGTGGGCTGACCAATTATCAAATGTTTGCCAGTTACCAAAAACTAGCAATGACCATGTTTGGTGGTTTTATAAACTTTACATTTAATCCCACTACAAAAAAATTAACGGTGGTACGCAAGATGCCGTTTCAAGGTGTTAATCCGCCCGAAGAACAACAAGAATCAGTCCTGCTTTGGATGTACAACACCAAACCTGATCAAATGATCCTAAATGACACCTATGCGTTTCCTTGGGTACAAGAGTATGCCTACAGCTTCTGCAAGCGTATCCTAGGTGAAGCACGTAGCAAGTTCAGTCAAATCGCAGGACCACAGGGTGGTGCTAGCCTAAACGGTGACGCTCTCAAACAAGAAGCCCTGGCTGAAATGGAAAAACTAGAAGAAGAACTCAAAACCTTTGTGGACGGCAGCCAACCGCTCACTTGGGTAACAGGCTAATTGACAGTCTGACGAAAACATGTAATAATGCTCCTATACAACGGAGCATTTTTTATGATCATTGGCATCTGCGGTTTTATTGGATCAGGCAAAGACACCATTGCCGACTACCTGGTAAATTTCCACGAATTCAGGCGAGACAGTTTTGCTGGAACACTCAAAGATGCGGTTGCGGCTGTGTTTAACTGGGACAGAGAACTTCTGGAAGGACGCACCAAACAGGCCCGTGAGTGGCGAGAGCAAGTGGACCCTTGGTGGAGTCAAAGATTAAACATGCCAAATTTGACTCCCAGGCTGGTGCTACAACTCTGGGGAACCGAAGTATGTCGTAGAAGTTTTCATGACGATATCTGGATCGCCAGTGTAGAAAACAAACTTAGAGCCAGCCGTGACAGCATTGTGATCAGCGACTGCCGATTCCCCAACGAAATTCAATCAATCAAGCGTGCCGGCGGTCAAGTGGTCTGGGTCAAACGCGGTCCTTTGCCTGAATGGTATGATTCGGCAGTAGCAGCCAATCAGCAGGTGCAAAGTGCCACAGCATACCTACAAGCACAGGGTATTCATGTCAGCGAAACTGCCTGGGTGGGCACCAAATTTGATGCTGTGATTGACAACAACGGCACCATTGAGGACTTGTACAACCAAGTCAGAAGTCTGGTACTAAGGGAGCCGGCCGCCAAGGCAGACGACCGGTTGATAGTTCAATAGTGCAGTTGGCACACACAGTTTTTAAATTGAACCCATTAGTGTTTTTCAAATTGCCATCCACGTGATAAACAAACAACTGTTTGATATATTTGGCTTTAAAATTACATAACTCACAACGTTCTTTTTTCTTGTAACCACTTTGAGCCCAGGCCGGCGGTTTGGGTTTTAATTTTTTCCCTGCACGCAAACAAGCATCACATTGACGTCGATAGTATATCTGTTCGCCACGGTGGCAATTGATGGCCACAGGTCTGGCGCTACAAGTCGGGCACAAAGGTCTAGTCATATGTGTATTTAACCGCCAAAACGATAATAAACCTTAATTAAGGGCACCATTGTGCCCAAAAAACATCACTTCTTAATAAATAACTTTAACATGATATATAAAGGATTATAACCATGGCACTAGTTTCCCCAGGAATTCAAATTTCCATCAATGATCAGAGTCAGTATGTATCCAATGCTGTTGGATCAGTACCCTTAGTTATTTTGGCCACAGCTGAAAACAAAACCTACAACGGAGCGATTGCTTCGGGTACATCGGCTGCCAATGCAGGTAAACTGCAAAGTTTTACCAGTCAGCGTGATTTGGTAACAGCCATGGGCACACCCACATTCCGCCTGAGTTCTGCAGGCACACCAGTACATGCAGGAGAACTAAACGAATACGGATTGATGACAGCATACAGTGCCTTGGGTCTAGGAAATCAACTATATGCTATTCGTGCCGATGTTGACTTAGATCAACTGGTTGGTACCAGCGTTCGTCCAACAAATAATCCTGCCGATGGTGTACTTTGGTTGGACACTGTAAACACCGATTGGGGAATCCACAGTCTAAATCGCACTGACGGTGATTTTGATAAAATAACCCCATTGGTAATCACCGACAGCACACAGGTTGAAAACGATGGCAATTTTGCTTACGCTGTTCCAAAACCCAAACAATCAATCGGCACCATTGGTAGCTATGCTGTTGTGGCAGTAGATACAGATAGCACAAATCCAAATTCTCTGAGATTATGGAAAAAAACCGGCACAGATTCAGTGGCAACCAGTACCAGCGGCCCAGGATCAAATGCCTGGGTACAAGTAGGATCCACATTATGGCAATTGTCTGTTCCTGCAGTTACCGGAACTATTACTGGACCAAGTATCACCATTACAAACACCCTGGTCATCAACGGAGCAACTGTTACAGCCACAGGCACAACAGTTACCACTTTGGCCAGCGATATCAACACAGCGGCCATTACTGGCGTCAAAGCAGCAGCAGTTGGAGGCAAATTATTGTTGTTCTGCACTTCGGCAGCCACCAATGGTAGAATTACTATTGCCAATGGCACGATGAATATCAGTACCGTGTTGGGAATCACTGCAGGAAATTATTATGCTCCTTACTTGTTCTATGGCAACTATGCCGAACAACCCAGCGGTGGATGGTTCACTCAAGACACCGAACCACGTCCAACCGGCAGCGTCTGGTGGAAATTAGGCAACACCGGAGGTGGTCTAAATGTTGTGTTGAAACAGTATAGTTCTACCACTGGCACATTCCAAACAAAATCCGTTCCTGCCTATTTAAACACCAACAATTCATACTATGGTCTTGATCCCATTGGTGGAGGTGTAAATATTCAACCTGGGCAATGTTTGGTCACTTACAACTCTGCTGATACAACGTCCAATGGTTTGCGTATATATCGGGTTGAAGAACCTTCGTCCGCAGAAACCAATGGAGAAGCTATTGCTTTCACTGGCACTCCAAGTGCATTTACCATTGGCGAAAGTTTTAGCATTGATTACACCACACCTGGCATTGAAGAAGTTGGCGCACCAGTAACAATTACCTTGTCGGGCACAACGGCAGCTTCGTTTGTAACTGATATTTTGGCTGCCAACATTCCTTATGTGACAGCAGCGGTTGAAAGCAACGGCACAATCAGTATCACACATCAAACCGGTGGACAATTGATATTAACAGATGTGTCTGGCACACCATTGACTGATGCTGGATTTGCTTCTGACGCTGTTGGACATCCAACTCAGGGCAGTGGTTATAGAAAAAACACAGTCACAGGAGCCTTTATAGTCAGTAATTTCCATAATGTAACATACGAAGACTACCTTGAAATCACCGACTCAGCACCTTACGCATCTCCAGCCAGTGGTACATATTGGTACTACAGCAGTGCTGCCGATGTTGACATCATGATCAACACTTCTTCGGGTTGGAGAGGTTATCAAAACGTCGCCAGCGACAGCCGCGGATATAATTTAGGAAACACAGATCCAGCCGGTGTTATCGTCAGTGCCACTGAGCCAACCACTCAAAGTGATGCCAGTGCTCTTGTAGCTGGAGATCTCTGGTTAGACACCAGTGACTTAATCAACTATCCAAAATTATATCGTTGTGTGTCCGGTGGAGCAAGTCCAGTTTGGACAGCCATTGATAAAGCAGACCAAACAACCAGCAATGGTATTGTGTTTGCTGATGCACGCTGGGATACCAATGGCACCAGTGATCCAGTGGTAGATGATTTACCAGCAATTACAAGTCTGCTAACCAGCAATTATCTTGATCTAGATGCTCCAGATTATCGATTATATCCACGTGGTATCTTGTTGTTTAACACACGTCGCTCAGGCTATAATGTCAAGCGTTATGTGTCTAACTATTACAATGATGTCAGTTTCCCAGACGTTGGTGCCAACAGCATTGGTTTACCAACCAGCCTACCCACAGAGTCAGGCGCCTGGATCACTGCCAGCGGTCTCAACGAAGATGGCAGCATGAAAGCCGGCACAGCCGCACAGCGAGCCATCGTTGTAGCAGCCATGCAGAGTGCATTAGACAGCAATCTAGAAATTCGTGAAGATTTGTATCAGTTTAACCTGTTGTGTGCTCCTGGATATCCAGAGTTAATCGACAATCTAGTTACACTAAACACAGATCGTGGTGAAACCGGTTTCGTAATCGGCGATACACCTATCACCCTGGCAGCAACAGCCACAGCAATCAGCAACTGGAACAGCAACACCAATGGCAACGGATTAGCCACAGCAAGTCCATACCTGGGTGTTTATTACCCAAGCGGTGTTACAACTGATTTGACCGGCAACACCATTGCTGTGCCGCCCAGTTATGCTGTACTACGCACATTCTTGTACAGTGACCAAGTCAGCTATCCATGGTTTGCTCCGGCTGGAACAAATCGTGGTCTAGTCAGCAACATCCAAGATGTAGGTTATGTTGATGCCAACACAGGCTCATGGGTTCATAATTCCATTGGTCAAGGTTTACGTGACAGCCTGTACACCATGAACATCAATCCTGTGACACAGTTACCAGGAGTTGGTATTGTGGTTTGGGGTCAGGAAACCAAGTCGGGCACAAGCACATCACGCAACAGAATCAATGTGGTACGTTTAGAAAACTATCTAAGAACCATATTCAAATCTGTAGCCAATGGTTTCTTGTTTGAACCCAACGATCAAGTCACAAGAAAATCAATCGCAACACAGATCGAAAGTGCTTTAAACGATATTTTAAGCAAGCGTGGTATCTACGACTTCTTGGTAGTGTGTGACAGCACTAACAATACTTCCAGCACAATTGCCAACAATCAATTGTATGTGGATGTGGCAATTGAACCAGCACGTGATGTTGAATTTATTTACATTCCTATCGCGTTGTATAATCCAGGTGCTCTTGCAAACCTGGGAACATCGTCAAGTTAAAATATAGATAAATAAGTGCATAGGAGAATAACATGGCCGTAGCAAGTTTAAGCAAATTCACAGTCCCACTATCAAACGATCAAAGTGCTTCCAGCCAAGGTCTTTTGATGCCAAAATTAAAGTATCGCTTCCGTGCGAGTTTTTACAACTTTGGTGTGACAAACGTAACAACAGAATTAACCAAGCAAGTGGTAGACATCAAGCGTCCTAACGTGACATTTAGTCCTGTGACCATTGACGTTTACAACTCCAAAGTATACTTGCAAGGCAAACCAGAATGGCAAGAAACCACAATCAATTTCCGTGATGATGCCACTGGTCAAGTCAGCAAACTTGTTGGCGAGCAGATTCAGAAGCAGTTTGATTTCATGGAACAAAGTTCAGCACCAGCAGGCATCGATTACAAATTCCGCATGGAGTTTGATGTGCTTGATGGTGGCAACGGTCAGACAACCCCAGTGATTCTTGAGCAATGGGATCTAGAAGGTTGCTTCCTAAGTTCCGTTGACTATGGTGACATGAGTTACGGCAGCAATGATCCTGTTCAAATTGCCATAAACATCCGCTTTGACAATGCTGTACAAACCATTGGTGGTGGTGTCGGAACAACAGTAGTATTCCCAAGAGGCGACAGCGTTAACTAATTGATAAAATTTATCACCGAACCCGAGCTTGAAAACCTCGGGTTTTTTTATGGATAAATATTAGTATGAGCATTAACAAATTCCTTACTCCAGCACGTGAAACAGTTGTTCGAGACTATCGTCATGCAGCCAGAATCTTCACTGACGATAATTTCCGATTAAGTCCCAAGTATGGATTTTTATTTTATGTGGAATTTGATTTTAACCCCCTGATCACAAATATTTCTGATCAGACCTTGCAATATAAAAGCACAGGTAGTGGCAATGCTCCAGCTAGAGAATTAGGCATGTTAGTCAAAAGTGCTACATTACCAAAATTTACCATAGACACAAAAACACACAATGCCTACAATCGTAAAAACATTGTGCAAAACGGTATCAAATATGATCCTGTGCAAATTGTGTTTCATGATGATCAGTCAGACAATGTGAGAAACTTCTGGTACGATTATTACAGTTTCTTCTTTAGAGATCCCGACTACGCCGATTCTACTTACAACACACCGCACAAGTATCAGAGTCGTTCCAGTTTTGATTGGGGATATAGTCCAAGGCGACAACCAGTAGGAGCCAATCTCAACGGACATCAGGCCTATCAATATATACAGGCCATAAGAATATACAGCCTGTATCAGAAAAACTTCAGTGAGTATCAGTTGGTCAATCCTACCATCACTGCTTTCAAGCATGGCGATCATGTCAACGGAGAAACCAGCCTGCTCAGTCATGAAATGACCATTCAGTACGAAACAGTAAAATATCTCACAGGATACACTACCTCTAATAATGCAGGTGGATTTGTTGATTTACATTACGATGCCACACCAAGTCCGATCGCTCCTGCCGATGGCACAGATCTGGTAGACAATGGACAGGGTGGATACAGCCGTGCCCCTGACACTATCACCGACCTGGCTGGTATCAGTCCCTTGTACACTGATCAAACCACACCTGTAAATTTTGGTGCTGGTGCTGGTCTCGTCAATACCAGTACCGGAGCCTTTGGTGGACTATTTGGAACTGGCACAGTATTATCATCAGCGGGTGGTATCAATGCCGGTGGATTCAGTGTGCCCAGTCTGGGAAGTTTGACACAAGGTATAACCAACGGAGCACAATTACAACAACAACTTCAGGCACAGGCATCAAACATTGTGGGTGGGGTAGTATCAAGTGCAGCCAATGGCATCATTGGAGGCCTGGCGGCCGGTCTTGGTCCCAATGGCGGTGCCACAGTTAATTTGATAGCATCAGCAATTCAAAACCCACAAGCAGCCTTGGCCACAGTCACAAACATGGCTGCAACCTACGCCATGCAACAGGTGGGCACTTATGTGACCAACATCACACAACCCTTGATTGATCAGGCATCAGGATTTATCAAGGATCAGGTCAGCCAATTGGCTGCTCCTATCACTGAAGCGTTTGGTGACCTATCAAGAAGCGTTGTTAATGAGTTCAGCGCCAGTTACAGCACAGCGGCCTTGCAAGAAGCTTCCTTTGGAGGTCTATTTTGAATAATCAAGTCACCACCGCCACCAATCTTGCACCACCCGATACTTCGGTTGCGGTCAATGATGCCCGAAGATATTTTAATAATTTTTATTCGGATGTTTTTGAGGTTGGTCCAGCTGATGATGCCATCGTGGCTTTTTTTGAAAAACAAACAAAAAACAAAAAGTCTGCAAGAAATTTGGCTGCCGTGACACTTTACACCGCCAAGGCTCAAGGTTTAGACCCCATGACAGTGTTGTCAGAATTTCAAAAATTGCCCCCGGGTCAACTCAATGAGTATCTGGCAGCATTCTTGAATACCAATCGAGCACCCACCAGCACTATTGGCATCAGACGAACCACCAACACCAATCCTCTAGTAGCAAGGTCGGTGTTGATATGAGCAAGTATGTACAAGGTAAATTCCAATTAAAAAATCCCACCAAGTATGTGGGCAATAAAACTCCCACCTACCGTAGCAGTTGGGAATTGGTTTTCATGCAGTTCTGCGACAACAATCCCAACATACTCAACTGGGCCAGCGAAGCAGTACACATCAACTATCGCAACCCACTCACAGGCAAAAATACCATTTATGTGCCAGATTTTTTGATCACGTATCAGGACGCTGCAGGTGGACAACGTGCCGAGGTAATAGAAGTCAAACCCCGAAAAGAAACCACCTTAGAAGGTGCCAAAAACATCAGAGATCAGGCTAGTGCCATACTAAACATGGCCAAGTGGGAAGCCGCCCGAGCCTGGTGCCGAGCACATAACCTCACGTTTAGAGTTGTCACCGAAGATATGATTTTCCACCAAGGACATAGCAAATAAATATTGCTATGACCAAAAAACTAGAAGAACTCTTTAATCTACCTGCCACGGATGCAACCGCCGAAGAAGTTGAGCAAACCATCACAGAAAATCGTGATATAATCACCCAGGTAGATCAGGCTATAGACAAGATTGATGCGGCCTTGCCCACAGTACGTGACTTGGAAACTGGCGACAACGAGTTGGATGAACTGGCAAAATTGGCCCAGAGCAAGGCCGAAGATCTAATAGATTTGGGCATGAATGTAGAACCCAGATTTTCGGGTGTGATCCTACAGACAGCAGGTGTAATGCTGGGACACGCTATCACAGCCAAAACAGCCAAATTGGACAAAAAACTTCGCATGGTACAACTACAACTACAAAAAGCTCGACTAGATCATCAGATCCGAAAGGATGCCGGCACTCCCGAAGAACAGGCCATTGAAGGGCAGGGAGTGGTGCTGGATCGCAACGAATTGCTAAAACAAATATTAAACAAAAAAGAATAAATACTGAATATAGGAAATTAACGATGAAACCATTCCAATCATACATCGCTGAATTAAACAAGCCATACGAATTTCGCATCAAGTTGGCCACAGTTAATCCCAAGGGCGAAGTCATGGACCGTATCAAAGCGGCTCTTGAAACTTATCAGCTAGAAAGTGTCAGTGCTGTCAAAAGCCTGCCCATTCAAGAACACAGAGAATTCCCACAGTGGGGACCTTGTGAGTGCTGGATGTTTGATATCAAGGTAGCATATCCTACCACAGTTCCACAGATTCGCCAGACCATCAAAGAACGTGCCCAACTCAATCCCGACTGGATTTGTGTGCGTAATCTACTAGAAGCTGAATGCACTGAAGAAGCTGAAATGGCTGGCAAGGATCACGAAGGTGCCTTGTTGGATGTGACAGAATTACAAGCAGATGCCACTGGTCAAGCACTGGTAGGCCAAAGCCGCATTGGCAGTATGTTAAAAGAATTAGAAAGTCGTAAACACGAATTTGCCGAAGCCAACACAGTCAAAGCCAAATTCAATGTTGACAGCGACGAAGGCAAGGCCAGTCCTGTTGGATCCAGCCAAAACACTATACCAAACCCAACCAAAGGTCGATAACATGAATCACAACAACATCTACAGCATCCTAGGTAAATTAGAATCACTACAACCTACAGAACAACCCAAGACAGAAGTTCCTGGCCTGAAAGAATATGCCGAGGTTCCTGCTCGTGGCAGCATACTAGAAGGTGTTGATGCCATCGAAGCCAGACTAAAACAGAAGTTCAACGAGAGCGGTTTACAATACTATACAGGCAAAAAGAAATACGGCAAAGACGGCATGGCAGCATTGGCCAAAGCCGGACGCGAAGGAGCCAACCAAGAAGAACTGGGTCGTATCAAAGACAAGTTTATTAAAAACGAAAGTGAAAAAACTTGTGCAAAGTGCGGCATGGTTGATTGCAAATGTGGTCACAGCCGGATGGAAGAATCAGTTTGTAAAGAATGTGGCATGACCGAAGGCAGTTGCGAACATACCAAGATGGAAGACAAAACCACACACAAAGGTGGCGAAGTCAGTCACAAAGATGGTGTGACCCGTCATACCAAAAAAGATTATCCTGGTTATCAAAGTGATGACGACGAAGACGAAGATGATGAAAACAAAGGCAAGCGTGGCCGTCCACGCAAGCATGCCAAAAAGGCCGACACTGGTGAGAAAAAAGGACGTGGTCGTCCTAAAAAAGAAAAAGCACCCGAGTATGACAAGCGTCATGATCCATTTGGTCGTGTCAAGGCCGGTGCAGAAAAATCTGGCAAAGAAATCAAAGGCGAAAAGCACAGCATGGATGAAGTAGCTCCTCCTGGTGCCAAGGCTGAACGCATGGTCAAAGGTATTAAGAAATCTTTAAGCAAAGATGGGCACCTGTCCGGTAAAGACAAGGCCATTGCCTACGCTACCACGTGGAAAGCACATAACAAAGGCCAAGTTGAAGAAGCTATGAGCAGTCTACAACGCAGATTGACCGAAGGCGTGAACTTTGCTGAACTGCTGAGAGAAAAACAACAAACAGTTGATGAAATGTTGACCGAGCTTGGCAACGACATCAAGGTGTTCAAAGAAACAGGGCATTGCAGTGAACTCTTACGTGACTGCATGGAAATCAAAGGCTACCATGGCAAAATGGTCGCTGACGAAGCTGCACAAGTGCCCAGTAAAATGGACCAATTTGGTCGCCCCGATGCATTTGCGTATGTAAAACCAGAACCCAAAGGCATACCTGGTAACTTGCCTACAGCACAGGTTCCCGGCAAAGATCGTTTACTCAAAGGCAAAGGTCCTGAATTTTTTGGCACAGGCAAACCC